TACTCGAATGTCCATCGCGATGTCACTATTCCTCTTTCGGAAAACATTGTCTTCCCAAAAGCCGGATGTGGAGGATTACGCGGTTCGTATGAGCCGCGAGGGTACATCTAGTGATCCCGACTTCGTCGAGTTCGCTCGTCGCGAAGTTTCGAAGATGTTCCCGCCGGGATGGGATAGTGAACTCTATCCCAATGCCGCGCTATCCTCCTGCTTGACTAGGAGCTCGTGTGCTCAGTCAAGCCGGTCAAAGGGGGGTTGTAGAAAGTATGTACTTTCGTCTGATATTTCTTGGAATAGTCATGCGAAGTACGTGGAGAGAGTGCTAACCAGTGAGACGGAACCGGCCCTGCTACCGTCTCGTCTGGCTGCCGTTGAGACTGGAGGGAAGTGGAGGATTGTTTCCTCCGCCGACTGCCGTATGTCCCTACTTAAACCTCTCAACACAGCTATCTACAACCGACTGTCCCGCTTCGATTGGTTGCTTCGAGGCGAAGCCAAGGTAAAATCATTTCGTGATTTTACTCGTGTGCCAGGTCAGGTGTTTGTCAGTGGTGACTATGAGTCGGCGACTGATAACCTCTCTATGGAGGTTCAGAAGACGATTCTTACGTCGTTACTTGACAATGCATCTTGGGTGCCTCAGGGTATTCGCGATCTGGCGTCTGCAAGTCAGGAGGGCGTCCTTTCTTTTGAGGGGAAGGAATACTTGCAGAAGCGTGGACAGTTAATGGGCAATCTTTTGTCGTTTCCACTACTCTGTATCGTCAATTATTTGGCATTCCGTTTCTATACGAAATCTCGCCGAGGGGAGATTCCTGTGAAGATTAACGGTGACGATATTGTCTTCCGTGCTAGCAAGGAGACAGCAGATAGGTGGATGGACGGAGTGAAAGGATCGGGTCTTGTGCTCAGTAGGGGAAAGACCATGGTTCACAGCACGTATTTTTCATTGAACTCTAAACTGTTCGCAGCTAGAGGTTCTTCTGTTAAACTCGTGCCGTCTATCCGTTCAACTGCGTTCGGGTTTAAGGATGTCGAGGATGGTGTTTACTCTCTGCGGGGAAGATGGCAGAGAGTTCTCCAAGATTATCCTTGCTCGAAGAGGAAGAGAGTAGTC